CCCAATAGTCCCAACGTTCGATATAAACAACCCCGTCAATGACTTTTGTTTTTGCATTATATGTTTCTTCTACTGCCTTTATTAAGCTTCCAAGGGTGCTTGTGGTATCGCTTGAACTTGGAACGCCTTTGTTAAACGGTAAAATTAAGTCATCAGGAATGAATTTAAAAATACCTTTGCGATCACGTACCAATGGAACAGGCAAAACAGTCATGTTCAAACCGTCCAATAAAGTCGAATCTAATTGATAGCCTAAAAAATTACAACCTACTGCAATCAAATCGCGCAATTTGCACCCTAATAAATTACGTACTTTCGGAAAAATTAGACTGAATAGTTTTTGTGCCATTACAGTAATCGCAACCAATAAAGAAGCGACATAAATGGTTTGAATTACCACGTTCATAAAATACGCCGCAATCGCTCCAACGTTAATCACTGGTCCCGTTGCACCAACGCTAGGAGTGAAAGCCGTTACGCCGTCCGAAATAGTTGTTGCAAGGTCTTTAATTGCTTGTATTGCTGCCTGAGTCATTGAAAACAACGCCAAAGAAAGCGTAACGGCCAACTCCAGTTGATTATCACGAACAATTAAATAAGGTACTTTAAACGTAGGGAAAACAACCCCTTTTTTTAGCATCAATTCAAATGAGGTTCCGTCTGCATTATCAAAAAAACAATCCGTGGCCTTGCGTCTTTTTATCTTTAATTCGCATTCATAACTCCTGAAAATTGGGTTTTCTGTAAGATCAATGTAATAGTTTAAATTAATACCGTTTGCCATTTGTATACGGTACGGAATACCCTCAAACAATCCAACCGTTGAAACGTGGCTTTTTACTATGTCATACGCCTCACGGGGTAAAATTATAGTGTCAACGTTTACGTTTAATACTTCAGGGTTGCCAGTAAAGTCCGAAATCACCCCAATTTCTTCACGGTTTCGGGGTGAAATCTCAATTTCGTTTAAAAAGTGTTTCATTTTCTTACTTTATAACGGTTGTAAGTAGTTGTATTCCCTTGTTTTGTGCTTTTAACGATCTCCAAAACGCTTTGGGTTATTTCACCAATACCAATATTTGTTTCGGGTTTCATTTTAATTGTATCGGTTAACTCATCTAATTTTGTGATCAATAAAGCCGTTTCAAGTGCGCTCCCCATTTGACTATTGGAACGCATTATTTTGCCGTTTTGGTATTCATTCGCCATTTTTGCAAGGGCTTCATTACTCATTGATCCAATTTGTTCATTTAAACTTTTAGGAATTACGCGCTCATTCGGGTGTAAAACTGCATGAAATCCGCCTTTACCGTCAATACCGTTGCCATTTTTGCCCGTGTCCTCAGTTCCATCGAAGAACGTTGGTAAACTTGCGATAAATTGCTGTAATAACATGGTGTCCTTTATTGTTTCCATTAACGGGTGTTCACTGCCTGCAGCAACTTTTGAAGTGTACGTTGAATAAACTGATTCAGCTAATTTAATTCTTTGCTGGCGTTTCATTTCCTTTTCCTTGCGTGCATTGGCTTCGTTAATTATTCTTTGCTGTTCTGCTAAAGATTCTTTGGCGTTAATATTTCCGTTTTCTGCAAGGGTTTTTAAGGTCTCAAATTGCTTTTCCGCTGCGCTTATTTCTTTGTCAATTTGTGCAACTTTCTTTTCAGAATTTTGTATAAAATAATCCGCCGCCATTTTAACAATTTCCTGCATTTTCTTTTGGTGAGATGCTTCAGCGTTTTCAATTTTTTTATTATACAATTGTAAAATATCTAATTCAGCTTGTTTTTTAATCAATTCTTGTTTTGCAGGATCGGATTCGTTTTTTAAATCGTATTCCATTTGAGCCGTTATTGCCTCTTTTTTAGCTTCTGTTAACGCTTTTTCAGCTGCTGCAATATCTTTTAAATTTCCTGCCTGATTTGCTTTTTCAAGTGAAATTTCAGCTTCTAAAACTGCAATATCTTTTAAATCTAATTTTCTTTGTTCTGTAGATTCTAAAGCATCAATAACCGCTTGAACATTTATCAAATTTCTATCCCCTAACTCAATTGATCGTTCTGTTTCGTCGTTGTATAGTTTTTGCGCTTCTGTTGCGCTTTGAGTTGCTGTTGTTGATTGATTTGTAACTGGAACGTATTTATTTGCCGTATTGTTTGTAAGTTGTAACGAAGATTTTGTATAGGCTTGCAATCTAGCATCCGCCGCCGCCAATTCAGCTTGGTAACGCGTATATTCATCGGTTAACCTTTGCAGGTTTTTATATTCCATTGTCTTGGTATAGTCCGATTGACTGCTAGCCATAGACTTTTGAATTGAGGCAATAACCCTTTGACGCGCTTGTGCATCACCTTCAGCCGCTTTTAAATAGTCTTTATCTAATAAAACATTTGCTTTCTTTGTCTTATTCCATTGAGCTGTTAATTGATCTTGTTTTGCTAAATTTGCCTGAATTAATTTATCATTTTTAGCCAGCATATATTTTTCCTTTTGGTACTTAATATAATCCTGAACAGCCAAATTTAATTGAGCTTGGAACGCAGTCTCATCAGAAATATTTTTTAAAGTAGTTCCGTATTGACTGTTAATTTGATTCATTAAAGTTTGTCGCTCTTTACTGTTTGCATTTGTTTGTTTTAACTGATAAATTAAAGTAACAAAAGCCGAAGATTCCGCCGCCACCGTTTCACGCATTTTTTTAGCCTCTTCATTGGCTCTTTTTTCCGCTGCCCTTCTTTTTTCTAGTGCTTTTTCGGCCTCTTCATTACTGCTAACATACGAAGCAACCGCCGCAACCAAGGCAATAATTCCAGCAATAATCGCCACTAATGGCAATCCTTTCATTGCTTTTCCAAGTCCACTCGTTGCCACTGTTGCCACTTCAGTAACGGCCGTTTGTGTTTCAGTTACTACAATATCGACCTCTTTAGCCGTTGTAAATATTCCCAATTTAGTAGCCGCTGCAACAAAACCAGCGCGTATTTCGGTCATTGTATCACCTAAAGCCCCCAAACTTTGCAGGGCTTCAGAAACCGCCGCCAATTGTTGCAATTTTAGCATTGCTTGCATTGCGCTTTCGCTTTCAACTCCAAACAACCCCATTGCGCCCGTCATTCCTGCAAACGCATCAATTCCAACTTTACCAGCTTTGGCAATTCCATTACCTAAATTCTCAACCGCCGAACCTGCAGTGGATTTAATAACCGCGTTCGTGTCGTTTATTTGGTCTTTAAGATTACCAGCATCAATGCTCATTTGTCTAAAACGCGGATCTGTTGATTCCATGTTTTGAAGTGCCTGAGTCATTTCACGCAATTGTTGCTTTAATCCTTTTGTAGCTACTTCGTAATTACCAACGTTTCGGAAATTGTCACCTACTGTTTTATCAATTTGCTTTAATTCAGCATCGCCAGCCTGCGCAGCCGCTGTAACCTCACGAAATTGTTGTTCTAATTGTGCATAAGCCGCCGAACCTTTTTGTCCTGATTTTTCTAACTGTAATAATTGAGCGCCAAGTTCTTTTGATTGGTTTTTAAGGTCGCGTGTTGAAGCCGCCAACCCTTTGTAAGAATCCATTTGAACTTTGGACGCCTGCGCAGCTTTTGAGGCCGCTTTTGCTTTTGCCTCTTCGCTCTTTGCAATTTGCTGGTTTGTTCTTAACTGTTCTTGAGCTAACTTTTGTTTTTTAATTTCAATGTCAATAAGTGCCTTGTCAGCCGCCGCCATATCTTTGGTTGCCTGCGCTACAATTTTGTCGATTTTTATAGACTCTTCTTTTGCCTGATTGGCTTTTTGAGTAGCTGAAACAAAGTCATTTATTCCTTTTGTGTTCCCAAAGTCCGCGCTTGAAAGTTCTTTTTTAAGGTTTGCACCCATCTTTTTAACTTCCGCGTCAATCTCCTGAAACGTTAAAATCGTTTTTTCTGCGCTTTGTCTTATTCCAAGAAATATATCCTCTTCTGCAAATATATCACTTGCGCTTATTTTCTTTGCCATATTCGTCCATTAAATTAAAATATTCACGTGTCGTTATTGTTTTGGAGTTGATCCATGTGCCCATCCATTTGCTCAAATGAACTAAAGACTGCTCAATAGTCATTCCATTGCCCCTATTTCCAATCATTGCATCTAAATTGGCTATTTGCATTTCAATTTCTGTTAGTTTGAAGCGATCACGTGTTAAAATGTAGTCAACTTCTAACAACGCTTTTTTCTGCATTGCCTTTAACATCTTTTTATACATTTCACCAATTCCAAATTCTTCAATATAACTATCATAAATCTTTTCCCATGCGCGTTTGTCCTGCTCTTCAGTACCGTTTTTATCCTTTCTAAGCCACTTTAAATCGTTTGCCAAGCATTTTATCCAGTTGTGTAACGGGAGTTCATCAATACCCTCGTAATAAGCGCAGGGCTTCTGTATAATATCGGGCTTTGATTTCTTCAATAAGTTTAATTTTACTTTCATCTGTTAAACCAAGTATTTTATCAGTAAATTTTTGCAATAAATCCGTTCCATCTTCTTTTATTCCATCAGCATCAACTATAATTCCATCAGGCAAAACCTGCAGCATAAAACTACGGTAAAAGTCCCCCGTATCTCTTAACGTGTAATGGCTGCCAGCTACCTTTTCAGGGTTGTAAACTGTTTCAGTTACTATTGAATAAGTACCAATTACTTGGCCATCTTCGTTTATACCCTCTTCAAAAAGTTGATCGATACGAATAAAATCTAAAACTTTATTTTTTAAAGTAGTATCCTGAAACACATAAAACCAAATTTCGCGCTGTGAAATGTACAAAGTGCGCTCCATTAAGTCCCCCAAAACGGTGTTAACTATTCCCATACAACAAAGTTACAACAAAAAAAGGGCACAATCACTTGTACCCTTTCATTATCTAACAAAGTTCTATTTCTTTGTAGCTTGTTTTTTACTCGTCTTGTTTACCATGTCAAACGCTTTTTTAACCGCAATAGGGTTAATATGTTTAAACATTAGTTGCGCGTCTTTCAAGGATTTATCCTTTAAATGATCAACGGCAAACTGTATTTTTCCGACTGTAACAAACATTACACAGCTGTTAAATTTAACTCACCGTCAAACCCTGCTTTATCTACTGACAATGTCAACGAATCTCCTGCAGTTTGTGCCGTGAAAGTTGCTGTATAATTACCTTCTAAAGGTAAATTTTCAACAAGCGTAATTGAAACAGTTGCCGCCGTGTCGTTATTATACAAAACAAAATCAGCTGAAACAGCACCCGTGAATTTAATCGGGTTCAATGCAGTACCATAATCCAAAACAGCGTCAAAAGTAAAAGTTGTTGAAGTTAACAAATCAGTTAACAAATTAACGTCAACCAAACCGTTCAAATCATTGAAATTTACTCCTGCCTCAGTTGGTGTAATCATGTACATTGTTGACTCATCAAACAAACGGTCAAAGTCAAACCCTAACATAATTTTTTGCGTTGTTGAATCCGTTGCAAACGTGAAAGTTGGGTTAAAACTTGGGTTGTCAACTGTTATTGGGTACAAACCGCCGTTTACTTTAGAACCAACTAAATTTCCGTTTACATCAACAATGTAAATACCGAAATCAACACAACGATTGTTTTGTAATTTACCCAACAAAGTAGGTGTTGAATCTTCAGCCCATAATTCACCAGCAAAAGAGCGTTTTCCTTGGCGTAAAAATACCATACGTCCGCTGTTTGCCTCTTCAAATTGTGAATCCGCTTTTGGCAATTCTACATTTTCGAAGTTTGGTAACGGGAACCAACGTTTTGAAGCATCCGCCTCGTTGATTAAATCCGCCCATGTTGGTAGTGGTGCGCTCAAATCAATAAAGTTTGGCGTTCCATCATTTGCCACTAATGGCACCATGATCAATTTACTTGTTACGCTTTGAAGGGAAACGCAATTTGGTCTCCCAGTGTTGCTTAATCCGCTTGCGCAATTACATCCTATACTCATTTTTTTCTGTTATTAAAATTTAACATTTACAATTTTCCTTATATTTTGTGAGTGTTATTCTTAACTCAACCCCTGATAAATTTGCATCCAAAATATTTTGAAACATTCCATTTTCCTGCTCAACTCCAAACCTGCTAAATTCGATTATTTCCCAGCTTTCAATTGTTTTAAATTGACGGTTTCTGTTGATCGTATCAATGAACTCCTTAACTAGTTGCTCCATTGGATAAACTACATTCGTGATATGGTCTGCAGTGTAATAATTAACAATGTCCGTTTCATCTAAAAAAAAGATTCTTAAACCGCTTTCAATGTCCAACGTACTTTCACGTCCAAACTGTTTGAAATTCAAAGAACCTAACAGCCAAATAATTGGTGTTTTAAACGTTACGTTGTTACTTATTTTCGTCCATTCTAGGTTCGTCGCTTTCTTTGTACCGTGAATAAACAAAGGCTGGTTTAACGTAATTAATCCATCCAAATTTGTTAACGGATCGGTCAAAGGTTCGGTTTCTGCAACTATGTACTCATCACTTTCTAATTCAGTGATTTTAAATACAACGTCGTTTGAATCCGTTACCGTTTTACCAACGCGCGCCCATTTTGTTTTGCAAGTAAAAGTTCGTGTACCACCTTCAATAAATTCACCCTGAATGGTACAATCCATTTCGGCAACAATACCCTGAACAATATTTGAAAGTTCGTTGATCATATCCAATAAGCCGTTTGTTTTTCCATTCCTTTGAAGTTACGATAATTGCCAATTCCAACCGATAAAACACTAACAAACCCGTTTGAATCGCCGCCCGTTACTTCTGCAACATCTCCAACAACGTAACCTTGGCCGCCGTTGTTTATGTTAGCCTCAATAATGCCACCGGTATCGTCAACAATATTAAGAATTAAACCCGTTCCAATTCCCACCACTGTAACCGTTGGCACATCGTTTGACGTTAAATAGTTGGTTCCATTCGCTACAATTTCAAGCGTTAAAACTTGTCCCGTAGGTTGGTTTAAATTCAGTAAGATATACAACTGAATCGCTCGATATGACTTGATCGCTGTATTGTAACGCGTGTAAATCATGGAGTTAATTGTACTTACATTTTCTGAATTTTCACCAATAGGCCGAATGTTTCCAGCCGTTGTCATTTGGTTCGTTATGTCCTTGGAATATTCGTAATAAATAAAACCTTTCAGCATTTCGATAATACCGTCCGACATTATTAATTGACCGAAAGCAACGTTTTTATGAAAGGGATTAAATACGGTTAAAAAATTGGGTGATTGTGGCACATTCATTGGATCCAAATCACTGATAAATTCATCGTACAAATCCGCTCCAAACAATTCAATTAAATACTGCTTTTCGTATTTATCGATATAATCCTGAAGTTTTGCAGTGTCGTACATTCCCGTGCTCAACTGATATTTTCCAACGAAATCTTGAATTGTTACAAACATTTTCTTATTATTTTAGTTTTCCAAACCCTCTTTTAATGAAGTGGCGTACCATTTCACCCGTAACCTTAAACAACTCACCCTTTGGCATGTGCTTAGACGTACCATTTGACTCGAATTCATAAACCGTTTTGTCGTCAATTTCAACGTCAATGCTAATTTCGTTTTCGTTTTTGTCAATATGAACGTCAACAATTCTTGAATCAACGTCGATTTGCGTGCCGTTTATATCTCTTTTTAATGAAATTTCGGTTTTGCCTAAATCAACTTTGATATTCAAATCCTTTTTTTTACGTGGCTTTTTTTCCATTGTGCAAATTTAAAAGGGGGGTTAACAATAATCAACCCCCAAATTTATCTTTTATTAGTCTGCGATCGCTGCAATAGCTGTTGCAATGTTACCTTTAACGAATGCTGGGTAATCGTTTTGTTTAACGTATTGTACCAAACGCGCTTCAGCTAAGATTGTAACCATATTTCTTTGGAAATCGTCGTTTACATATCCAACTTGAATGTTCATCGCTTCACGCATTCTAACGTTTGATTTTGAGAAATCACCTACTAGGAACGTTCCTGCAGTCATGTTAGTTGTTGAAACCACTACCAAGTTAGCTACACGATTAACGTCCATTAAGAACATTGGGTATGTATATTCTCCAGCTGTAGTTTTTGTTAATTGCATTTTTGCAACGTCTGCAGGATTTAATACAACGTGAGTTGGCTCAAAGTTAGCGTTTTGAATTTGTGAAATAGCTACACGAATAACATCAGAAATGTTTGGAGCGATTACAGTACCTGCAAAAGTACCAGCAGAGAAAGTAACAGCATTTGTCAAAATTCCGTTGATACCACCAACTGCGCCATTCAATAAAGCCGTTTCAATTGCTTGATCAACTGAAGCCATCAAGTCGCTGTTGATTTCAGATTGAACAAAAGCCAAATCCGCTAACATTTCTTTTGAAATTTTTACAGTTCCAGCGATTTTTTTAACCTCTTCTGAAATTTCTTCGTAAGACGGCTCACCTGAAATTTTAACTCCAGCCTCATCAGTCCATGCACTTGCAGTTTGAACCGCTTGTGAAATGTATGTAACGAATTTTGAGTTAGTGATTCCCATGTTTACAATGTCGCGAATTTTGATAATCGGACGTGCAATTTTAGAAACGCCAGCCTCTAAAGTAGACAATGCAACATTTCCAGTGTAATCACCGTCGATTGTTGTATCGTATAACGCTTTAGTCTCTAAAGACATCATTCCGCCTTTTTCCGCTGTTTCTTTGATTTTCTCAATGTTTTCAACGTATGCTTTAGCAATAGCTTCACCCATTGAACGTGGCGCTTTTTCAGACTTGAAT